CTGTTTCTTCTGAATCAATAAGTATCTGCACAACTTGTGGGCCAAAGGTTGCTTGAACCAACTCAAGCCAACGCGCCACAGATGTAATGTCTTGGTTTGCCTGTGCCTGTGCAAGTGGCGATACAGAACGAACCTTTACTTCCCTGCCATTTATTGTTGGCAGTTCAATACGCCCCTGCTTCTTCAAGATGTAAACTACACGCTGAAGAACAGGTTGTACCAACTCTGCTTGGAGTCGCCCAAAAGCAGAACCAATACGACGCGACAGGTCGGCCATACGCTCTGCAACTTCTGTTGCAGAAGCTGGGGTTCGATCAGGATTACCAAGCATGTCATTGTACAAGGCTCGTTTGATATTAAGCCTCATATCAGACAGAACAAGATTGGCTACGTCAAATGAACCGGCTGCACGAATAGGCTCAAGGCCACGAGAGCCAGCAGCCTTTGGAATAACAGTACCCGGCACAAGACTAATCGTGTCAGGGTTTACTACTCCGTCGTCTTCCATTTGGTAGATACCTGAGATAGCCATTTGCGCATTCTCAAGTATAAGCTCAATCGTAAGATTAGTAGTCTTAATAGCGCTAAGCGCATTGATGAGAGGCCCGCGTCCATAGACTTCCCCGCTGCACTTCGACCAGCGGAAGCAAATAAAAGGATTTGACCCCACACCACGATACTTTTCCTCTCTGACTATTTCCTTGTTTGTGCAATCAATAGCGTAAAACAGATAGGCTTCATCGTTCTTTACTGAGTAATCTCTAGCTACAACCTCAAGGATCTTCACCTTATCATCAGGTGCCATCTTGATCTTGTTCTGTAGCTTGCTGCCAATCTTGGCTTGCTTGTACATCAATGGCACATCGGATGCGCGTACCTGACGCTCACGATACACATGATCGATGCGATCATCAGGTCCAGTGTCCAACACTACATGCGGTAATGGCACAGCAGAAAACATGATCGGGTTGATTGCATCACCCTCTGATACAGACAACACACCAGTACCAACAGCCAAATCAAGGAATGACTCATGCACTTCCTGACCAAAGTTGCTATTCTGAATTACCTCAAAGACGTATTCAGTTACTTCATCAAGTTCATTATCGACGCTTTCGCGTGTTTCAGTCGGGACTTCAGATCCCGCACGAAAGTCTGCCCATCGTGCAAAGTTCGGAACCAAACCCTGCTGCAAGCGTGATGCAAACTCTTGAACACCGACAACGGCTGTTTCATCAAAGATTTTATCATCTCGACGTTGACCAACTGATTCATAGTAAAACGACTCCCTCTGTGGCAGCGCATACTCGTAACACTCTTCAAACAAATCGACAAAGTTCTCTCGTAGAGACTTTGCCTTTTCGTATTTCTTCATGTACATGCCAGCAAGTTTATCGTTGCTGTATGTGGCTTGTCCGGCGTCAGTATTTACAATCATCTGTTATACTCATTGAAATAGCCCATGCCACCGCCAGAGCCAGTAATTAAAGACCGACGACCAGAACCTCTACTTGTAGCCTCCACAGATTCAGCAAGAGCCTCTTGCTTACGCTCACGCTTTTCAGAAAGCGCAGCTTCTTTCCTACGCTTCTGCTCAGCTTCTGCTTCTGGATCTACTGCTGGACCTCTATAGCCGCCACCAATGCACATGTCAGTCTCCTTTACTAACCTGTATCATCTTACATCCTTGCCCACAAGCCACTGCGTTTTTGTTGCTTTGGCTTTCTGGCAAACACATCAAACTCTTTCTTGGCATTAAATGCTCTTGCTGGCTTCTGACCAGAGATAAGCTGACGCCCTTCACCGGCACCCAGCATTAGATATTGCAGAGCATCGTGTATGTGCGAATACATATTTTTTTCAGGCTTGTCATCAAACCTTTCACCAGATACTTGCAGTCGCTTATAGCTATAGCCACCCTCGAATCCCTTGATAAGCGTGGGACAGCGACGATCAATCAAGAACGCTGGCTTACCATCAACCATCTTATTCAGATTACTAGACACTGACTCAAGACGCAGATCTACTGAGTTGCTGTGTGTTGGCTGTGCGCGTAGGCCAGCACCGCGCAGGATCTGGAACGGTGTGCTTTCATCAGTCTGCGCACGGAAGTCACCAGCCGGATCGCCAAAGATATGCACATCAAGATCGCCAAAACGAGTAGCAATCTCTTGGCGCAGCATCTCAGCAAAACGCACAATGCCCATATCAATGGCCACAATCTCAGCTTGAATTAACCACCTACCGCGCACCTTCTGCCCAAACACAGCAGCCGGTGTCAAACCAAAGTCGATGCCAATGTACAGTGGAATACCAGCAGCAATCGGTATTTCTTCAGTAGCAATGTGTGTCTCGCCATTAAACATCGGATAAACAGGCTTACCCTCTTGGATAGTGCCAAGACGGTTCATCACATACACATCAATCCAGCTTTTAGTTTTGCCTCGAATGAGGTTCGAGTAATAACTCTCAAGCATGTTCTTGGCGTTTTCTGCACCTTTGTTGGACTCATAGTCCAGAACATTGCCGTTCTTATCTATCTTCTCACGCATACCAGACGGCTGCACATAGAAGTTCCAGTTGTCTGGCTTGACCAGCATACGCGCTTGCTCGTGAGGAATGTGGTCAGGAACAGGCACCTCGCCAGACATAATGGGCCACCAGTGATCTTCCTCTGGTGCATTGGTATCAGCAATCACACCTGACCACGACGGTCCACCTTCACGCATAGAAGGGAAACGACCCACACGCATAGTACACGCATCAATAATAGACTTCGGCACCTCTCTGGCCTCGTTGATCCAGATGCCAGTAAGTTCCAATGACAGCAGCTTCTTTACATCTTCGGGGCGATCAAGGGCCAAGAAGATAACCTCAAGTTCCAGATCGGCTTGCCTGATGTTGTGCGTGTATGGCACCGACCACATAAACTTACCCCACTGATCCTCTGGGAACCAGTCTAGCCAAGTCTTGATTGTCGTTGTTCTAAGCTGTGGGTTGGTGTTTCGGATGATTGCCCACCGGCTGCGCCGAACACCATCCTTGTTTGGCTTCTGCTCTAGCGCACGGCGAAAGACCTCAACGCAACAAGCCACTGACTTGCCAGAGCCTACCGGCCCCCTGATGCCACGAAAGAACGTATTGTCTTTCATAAATGCTTTGAGGGTGTTGCCGTCAGGCTTATAGCTAAAGTTGGTCAACCTTCTGATCCTTGCCGAACTTAATCATCCGATCAACCACCTCTGGACCAATAGCCGCGATAACCTTGTCAGCCTCGCGGTCAGTAACAAACTCTTTCGGGTGGTGAACAAGGTGGACTTTCTTCACCACCCTGCGCAGGATCTCTCGCTCTTCTGGTTTAAGTGTGTGCAGGAAACTCATCTGTAACTCGCAGTCTTTTTAGCAATGCTTTTAGGTTGCTTTGAGAACTGCTTGCCTTGCCTTACGGCAGCGCGTTTCTTCCGGCTGGTGCGCCGATACTCTTCGTCACTCAGGGCAGAGATGGCGGCAGCAGGGAGATACCGCTCACCAGTAGCCTTGCTGCCCTGAGTGCTAGGCTTCCCTGACTTGGTGCGCCATTTCTGTCGCGTCCATGCTCGTAGGGATCTCTGTGAAGCCGCTAGTGCCATTATTCCATTATTCCTATGCTTAGGGGTGGAATATTCGAATATTAATTCGTGTACCCACCGCCAGCCTTTTTATACAAGAGAGCCAGACGCTGCGCTTTTCTTGCTGACCACTGACCGGGGCTTCCGCCCTTTCCCTCGCGCTTTACGCGGTTGAACAGGCGCTTCCTCAACGCTGGCTTCGTGTAATTCCCCGCTTCGTTGACCGCCATCTTCCATCTCCACTAGACGCTTTGAGTCACGTGTGTAAGTTGCACCAGACAGAACCCTACCGTCCTGCATAATAAAATACGGCCCATCATACGGAGTGCCGTCTCTAAACTGATACTTAGGCACTGCGCATCTTTGCCTTTGCAATTTTATCCTGTAGATCCTGCGGCAGCTTCTTCTGTGCAGCAGTCAGCAAAGACTTAGCAGCCTTCTTTGCTTTCTTCTTCCCCGCAGCAGTGTAGGCGTACTTCTTTCCCATTACATTAGGCATTAGATTTCTCCTTGGAACGTTGATAAGAGGCTAACAAAGAACGACCCTTGCGTACAGCACTAGCCTTGTCACCACGATGCCCCCATGCCTCTAGTGAGAGCTTCAATCGTGTCTTCTTCCCATCCTTCATCAACGGACCTTTGGCGCTGCCCATCCTTACCAAGAAGCTGCCCTGCCGCCTCTTGCTCTGTGGTGTCTTCGCCTTGCCCTTTACTGGGGCTTTGAGTGTGCCGCCGGTTTCCCGCTTGTATGATGCGCGTCCGGCAGCGTTGAGACCACCTTGAGGATTCTGCCCTTCCTTGCGCTGCCATGCCGGAGTCTTGCTCATCTAACGTTTCTCAAGTTAATCAGACTAGCCCTTGTGCCAAAAGCAGTCCTGCGACCACCGCCACGCCTGTTCTTTGTTGTGGCCCTGCGGTCACTGCCCATCTGAACAACCTCTTCAACAGGCTCCTCAACCTTGGGCTTGGCAACCGGCTTAGGCTCAGGCTCGTCTTCTTGCTTTGCAGAAATAGGATCAAAGTCAGGACGCCCAGAATAAACCCGACCACCAAAAGTTCCCGGCTCAGTAACGCCAACAATAGAACCAGTCTTAGTCGTCACAGGCTTCACACTGTAGCTAGGCTTGTCACCCAGCTTGCCAATAGTCGGCGTGTCACTCTTGATCTTGTCTAACAAACGAGCAGCAGAAGCAGTGCCAATAGTGTTCAATACACCGCCAACAGTGCCAGCCTTGCCTAAACCCCTAGTGCCTACAGTCGCCCTAGTCTGTAAATCACCAAGCTGCTCCTTGGTAATGTCAGGACGCCCAGCAATGTTGGCCGCAGCTACATCACTGCCAGTAATCGCACGAGCAGCACCCGGACTCATACCACCAGAAGGCTTGTAACTCACACCAACCTCACGCTGCTTGGCAGACGCAGGACCACTAACTTCCCTAGCAGGAGCCTTGCGAACCCTCGGTGGATTTAAATTTTCTGATGTTCCCCCGCCGGGATCTCCGCCTGTACACATGATCGAACCTTTTTTGCCTATAATGTCTGTGTGGGACTACGTCACACTGGCATAGCCACACTTTTGGGGGCACCCCTACTATGTCAGGTCTATGCTCACCTTAATTTCCCCAGCATGCAAGTGCATAGATTTATCTACAGGCTTAAACCCAGCACGATCTAGTATGTCCTTGCTTGCTTCTAGCTGAACGTACTCTGACTTAGCGCCAGATGCTAGTCTCAGCAACTTGCTGGCAGCATAAGTAGCATTAACACCCAACGACTCAGTTACCGCTTGCATCATATACTGCTGCACATGAGGCAGCTTCAAAGCCTTGCTGGCTGTGACTCTGCCGCTTTCTCCTTCAGCGTATCCAGCCTTACCAGCTGCCTCTTTGATGCTACATCCTTCTGACACGAGCGTATCAACTAGAGCCATCTGTTTACCAGTTAGTGTCTTAGCTACTGTCATACTCAAACCTGACTGTTGCCCCCCCTTGTGTTCCCCCCCAAAGTGGCCGATCTGTCAACCCTATGTCAACCCACTAAATGCAAATATATCTCACTCAGCCCTTCATCATCTGTTCTGTGCGCGTGGCAATTAGTTAGTGGCGGCCGTTGCGACAGCACAGCAGTCTGCTGACTGCTGTACTGACGGACGTTGCGCCGCTATTGCCGTCACGCGCAGGACAGGGGGGATATACCTCAAGTATATCCATGCTCCACAACAACATCAGACTGCGAGAAAAGCTGTTGGCCAGAACCTTGCCAAGTCCACATTTGCTAGCATTGACATAGCACTCCTAACCAAAGAGACGACCCAACCCGCCAAGAGATCTGAACCAATCATCAACTGCCAGCCTGAATCCAGTCTCGCCCATTGGTGGTCGCCTACCCAGCATAGCTGGGGCGACCATGCCAATGCCGGCCGAGCCTGACTGGATTCCGTCTGCCAGTTGTGATTGGTAGATCTCGTAAGGCGGGATCGTCTCGCCTCTTTGCTAAGGAGTGACTAATGTCAAAGCAATCAAATGTAAATGGACTTGCCAAGAACCTGACCAACATCTTTTCTCTTGCTGCTGTTGAACAAAACAACACAACAAACAGATCAGTTCAGTACCACATTCAGAAGTTCATCGATCATCTGGAATGGTCGATCAACAAGAAGGAAGAGATCAAGACACAGATCTTCGACAAGGGCGTTGAGATGAACGCCAACAGACACGGCGATGTCGAGGGTGCGCCAGCCTTCGATGCCGGACAACTCCTCCAGTGGGAGCGGGATTGGAACTGGCACAACGATCAGCAGAACGTCTCAGAAGAGATGCTCACTTACCTCAAGCAGGCGCAACAGCAGATGTTCCCAGATGAGGTTGCAACTGCCAAGCAGAACGCAGCAGCCACCGCAGATGCCGGTGCCTTCTTCTCCAAGTCAGCTTAACCGGCTGACACAGCCTCGCAGCTTCGGCTGCGGGGCTTTTTCTTTGACCGGTATGCAGCCGCAGCACCGCCTGAGAACGGCCATATAACTGCGTTGCAACCAACAAAATCACTGCTATACTGCAAGTATGCAGTAAGGAGGAAAAAATGAAAACTTTGCCACAAAAAGCATCTGACCTTGTTCCAGTTTATTGCCCTAGCATTAGACATCTGGATCGGCTAGATCGGAAAGTGCAGCGCATGTATGCCAAGCTGCAAGATCTTTATTTTCGGGGCAAAAAAGATAGCCATTACTATCGCTATCTTGAGTCAACAATCAACAATCTAGAAGACACCATTGCCACAGGCGAAAAGCGCCGCATGGCATATGGTCTCGACATCTACAAGGAGGAATTTGCAAATGAATATTGTAGGTAACACACTAATCGGAATCGGCATGTTTGCTCTGATCTTTGGCACATCTATGGCTGAGCCAATGGATAACAGCGCCTTCTTCTTTCAGATTACATGCCTTATCGGCGGCATATGTGTCGCCTTCATCGGCGGCATTGTCCGCACAATGGCTGAGTAGCCAATAGGAGAACCAAAATGGACGGAACTATTATCAAAGAAGATCTGTGGCATTTCCCAGTTGAAATGTGCAGCTTACACGCATCATCAATCCACACTGACAATGTTGAGGTGCCAGAAAATATGGCACGAGCAGTCGTGCGCACTGACACCAATCAAGTGCTGGGTGTTCACGGAAAAAAGTACAAGCCAATCACCAACATGACTGTTGTCAATGCAATGGTCGATGCAGTGCATGAGTCAGGCATCAGCCGTGACTATGACTTGACTATCGATACACTCGACGGTGGAGCCAAGATGCGTGGTCGATTCTTGTTCAACGATCTGGTGATCGAACCTGACGTTGGCGATATCATCAAGCACGAGATCCTGTTTTACAACAGCTACGATGGAAGCTGGGCGTTCCAGCAAACCAGCCGTGGTCACAGGCTATGGTGTAAAAATGGCTGCACCAATGCCATGACAGTAGCTAACACATGGGCCAAGCACACCACCAATGTGAATGTCAAAGGCAGCACCACCAAGATCGTTGCTGGTCTTGAGACATTCATGCAAGACAAGGATGTGTACAAAAGCTGGATGACAACCAGAGTTGATGACGAGACAGCTTTCTTATTCTTCAAGATGAAGCTGTGTCGTTACCCAACACAGGATGCAAGCGTCAAAATAAATTGGACTCGTTACGAGAAGCTTTGCCGCCAGTGGAATAAAGAGAAAGTTCAACTCGGTCAAAACAAGTGGGCTTTGTACAACGCTTGCACCCACTGGTCTACGCATACTGGTGACACCAACACACCGCACGTTGCTAGTCGCAATCGTGAGAACCTACTTATCAAAGCACTCAAGCCAGCCAACTGGCATCTTGCATAGGAGACATCATGTCCACACCATTCATCGTATTGATCGAGGGGGCCATAGGCCTCCTCGACAGGGCCAAAGACAACATCAACGACACAGGCAAGGATGCCTTTCGCTACGATGTTGAGACAGCCCTTCATTCGCTGAACAGCATCAGCAACAAGTATCACGAGTCGCTTGATCGATTCGTTGCCGAACCAATCGAACCATCAATCAAGGAGGTGAAATAATGTCGCTCATGCAGCAACGCCACTTTGAATACATTGCAGACAATGTGGCACCACTCTTGCCGTGGCCATCAAAAATACAGGACATGGCTGACAAGCTAGCTGCAACCAACCCACGCTTTGATCGCAAGAAATTTATAGATCGCGCGACCAAAGCATGGGAGGCAGCCAATCCAATGGAGGAGTTGGATGACTACATTCCACACCTTGAGCCGTGAGTATTATGAGTGTCAAGATTGCGAGGCACAGATCGAACACTACCATGATCTCAAGCACTATAGCGAAGACAGCGGGGGCTTCTGC